CCTGTCGGCTGCTATCAGCCCGACTACCAAAACTGCTGGCGGTACTGGTTGGACCAACGCCACGGCTCTGGAAGTTCTGGCCGATATTCAGAAGCTGTACAAGCAACTGCAAAGCCGGGCTAACGGTCTAGTGGAATTGGATACCGCAATGACGCTGGCTATGTCGCCTGCTTCGGAAGTTGCGCTGACTAAGACCACGGAATTTAACGTAAACGTTTCGGATATTCTCAAAAAGAACTTCCCGAACCTGACCGTTAAGACCGCTCCTGAATACACTACGGATTCTGGCGAACTGGTACAACTCATCGTTGATGAAGTTGAAGGCCAGCGCACCGCTTCGTGTGGCTTCACAGAGAAAATGCGCGCTCACCCTATCGTTGTGAATTCTTCGTCGTTCAAACAGAAGAAGTCGCAAGGTACATGGGGTACCGTGATTTTCCGTCCGTTCCTTATCGCTCAAATGCTGGGCGTGTAAGTCTGACGTAAGCAATGAGTCCGGGGGCCTCGGCCTCCGGTCTTTTCAAAATACTTGGAGAGTAAAATGGCAAACGCTAAAACAGTGATTATTTGTTGCAAACTGCCGAACGGCATCATTTTAGATCATCCACTTGATCCGGCACAAAAAGTCGAACTGTGCGGTCTTAACGCGACTACGATCATTGGCGCTGACTACGCGACTACGGAAGTTGACGGTGATTTTTGGGAAACCTGGAAAACTGTCCATAAAGAATTCGGCCCGATGAAATCCGGCGCAATCTTTGAAGCTAAGAGCAACGAAGAAGCCAAGGCCAAGGCTAAAGAAAAAGCCAAAGAAAAAACAGGTTTTGAAGCCATGCCACAAGAGGCACAAGGCGTAAAACCTGCCGATAAGGAATAAGACAAATGACAGTCGTTGCTTTCGATGCAACGGCCTTTAAGGTCCGTTACCCAGAATTTGCCGCAGTTGCCAATGAACGACTGTCAGCATGTTTTGACGAAGCGGGCCTTTATTTGTCTAATTCCGACACTAGCCCGGTGCAAAATGTTACGCGCCGGGCTATGTTACTCAATATGCTTACCGCCCACGTTGCTTATCTGGGTGGTGCATTAAGCGTCGATGGTATGCCGCGCCCCGTAGGGCGAGTTTCTCAAGCTTCCGAGGGGTCTGTATCGGCTGGCCTTGAATATCTCGCCCCAGGCACCGCCGCGTGGTTTGCGCAGACACAATATGGCGCATCTTTCTGGCAAGCAACATCCAGTTTGCGCGGTATGCGCTATGTGCCATGTCCAACACGGTATTAAGTGGCTCCGCTGGGGTAATGAAAGCCCTTGAGGATATTGCCGCCCGCATGGGTGGTGGTGAGGTTGCAATAGGATTTATGGAAGGTGCAACATACCCAGACGGCACGCCGGTTGCCGCTGTGGCTTTCTGGAATGAATTTGGTTCTCCTGCAAACAATCAGCCGCCGCGTCCGTTCTTTAGGCAGATGATTGCCAAAGAATCGCCCACATGGCCTGATAAAATGGCAAAGTTGGCAAAAGCCACGGATTATGATGGTGAAAAGGTGCTGGCCCTCATGGGCGAAGATGTTAAAGGTGCATTACAGCAAAGCATCAATGATCTGGAAACGCCCGCATTGGCCGAAAGCACAGTAGAATCTAAAGGCTTTGCGAAGCCCTTGATTGACACCGGCCACATGCTAAATAGCGTAGCCTATGAGGTATCCAAATAATGGATTTGCGCAATATCGCCAATAGCGTGACTAGCACAGTTAACCCGAATATCACGGTAACTGTTTTGCGCTCCAATGGCTATACGATTGGCGCGGGTCGTAGGCAAAAACCATCTTACGCAACGCCAATTACTGGCCCTGGCCAGATGCAAGCGTTAGATAATGACGATCTGAAACAGCTAGACGGCTTGAACATTCAAGGCACCATCCGCGCCATTTATCTCCGCGGAGTTCTGGCTGGCGTATTGCGCCCTGATGGCACCGGTGGCGATATTATCGAAATCGGTGCTGATAAATGGTTAGTCGTTAAGGTTCTGGAAGGCTGGCCCACTTGGACTAAGGCGGCAATTGTGCTGCAAATGCCGGAGGCGTAATGTACACGTCAGACATTACTATCGACAATGTAATTGACGCATTAGCCAATTTCATAGAACCGTTTGTTAATGGTGCTGAAATTATCCGGGCGCAAGTTAATCGAACAGCTATGCCAGCGGGCGCATGTGTCGTATTAACGGAATTGCTGCAAGTCGATTTAAGCGTACCGCGTACAGAATATCAACCTGACGATAATACGGCGACAATTCACGGTCCCGCTAAAATTGACATTCAGATTGATTTTTACGGAGTGCAAGCGGGCGAATTTTGCAAAACTGTGAAATCTGCCTTTCGTTCTGATTGGGGGTTTGCACATTTCCCAACGAACATTAAACCGCTGTATACGTCCGATGGCCTTCAATCTCCGTTAGTTACCGGAGAAAAGCAATATGAAAGTCGTTGGACTTTAACGGCAACTTTGCAATACAATCCAACTGTTGCAGTTTTGCAAGAATTCGCAGATGAGGCAATACCGAATCAGCTTATTCCAGCGGACAGTAATTAACGGATTACCACTTTTATCAATGAGGTGAACAAATGACTATTCCGGCAAGTGACATTGTTGTCGTTAACCCCGGCGTTGTCGGCACCGGCGGTAATCCGCTGGCTCTGAATGGCGTTATTCTGTCGAAGAATACCCTTCTGCCGACCAATTCCGTCCGATCTTTTGCAAGCGCGGATTCGGTGTCAAATTTCTTCGGCCCGTCTTCGGCTGAATATGACATTGCTAAAATTTACTTTTTGGGCTTTGACAATTCAACCATCAAGCCGGGTACGCTGTATTTTGCCCCTTATAACGAAGCCGACCGCGCCGCCTGGTTGCAATCGGGTTCTTTGGCGGGTATGACGCTGGCTCAATTGCAAGCGCTTTCCGGCGTGCTTACGGTTTCGGTTGATGGCGTTAGTAAAACGTCTTCGTCTATCAATTTCGCAACTTCGACAAGCTTTAGCGATGCCGCAAGCGACATTGAAGCCGCATTCACTAGCGGTGTTACTTGTGCTTGGAATGCCGTTAACAGTACGTTTGTACTGACTAGCGCTACAACTGGCGTTGATTCAACCATCACGTTTGCCACGGGTACGCTTTCGGCTGATTTGAAGTTTACTAGCGCTACCGGTGCGATTCTGTCACAAGGTGCTGTAGCTGATACGCCAGAAACCGCCATTGATGCAGTCAAAGCCCAGACGCAAAACTGGGTTGACTTTATGACCATGTGGGAACCAGTTATTGCTGACAAAACAGCTTTTGCCGAGTGGACCAATGCGCAAAATCAGCGTTACGCTTACATCGTTTGGGATACTGATGGTCAAGCAATCGTTAACGGTTCGACTACCTGCTTTGGTGTCATCGCCAAAGACCTGATGTATGACGGCGTTGTGCCGGTTTACAACACGGTAGAACTGGCCGCTTTCGTTCTGGGTTCGGTTGCTTCAATTGATTTTAGCCGCACCAATGGTCGTATCACTACCGCCTTCAAATCTCAAAGCGGTTTTGCCCCGACTGTTACCGATCAGCAAATTGGCGCTAACCTGCTGGAAAATGGTTACAGCTTTTACGGCGCATATGCCACGGCTAACGATCAGTTTAATTTCTTCTATAACGGTCAAATGACCGGTAAGTGGAAGTGGACCGATACATTCGTCAATCAGGTCTATTTGAACGCTCAATTCCAATTGGCGCTCATTTCCCTGCTTACTAGCGTTAAATCGATTCCGTACAATGAGGCCGGTTACAGCCTGATTCGCGCCGCGATGATCGACCCGATCAATCAAGGTTTGAACTTTGGTAGCATCCGTACTGGCGTAACGTTGTCTGAATCGCAAAAGGCACAGGTCAATCAAGCTGCCGGTCGCGATGTGGCAACCACGATTGAGCAACAAGGGTACTATCTGCAAATCCTCGACCCAGGTGCTCAAGTTCGCGGTAATCGCGGTACGCCGGTTATCAACTTCTGGTACACCGATGGTGGCGCGGTCCAAAAGATCAACGTTGCTTCTATCGACATTATGTAAGGGGACATGAATCATGGCCGATACCACAATCACTAGCGCTAATAGCGTTTTCACCATCGTCATCGCGGGCTTATTTCCATCCCCCGTGCAACTTCAAGGTTATGCAAGTGACAAGGCTTTTACCACGGAAGCCATTGATCTTGCCGAAGTTCAGATGGGCGTCGATGGTCGCATGACCGCCGGTTTTACGCCTAATCCGACTAAGCAGACGGTAACGCTGCAAGCAGATAGCCCGAGCAAGGACATTTTTACCACCCTCATTCAAGCAATGAAGACGGCACGCGAAGTGTTTTATATCTCGGGCAGTATCGCGCTACCATCGACCGGCGAATCCTTTACGCTCACTCGGGGTATTCTAACGAATGCCAAACAAATCCCGGATGCGCAAAAAGTTTTGCAGCCGATTGATTACGTCATTACTTGGGAAAGCGTAAACCGCTCCCTGCTGTAACCAGTTAGCCCCGGCAAGGCCTAAAGGCTCACGAAGCCTGTAACGCCGCGTTGCCCTCTCCCAACGCACGCCGGGGCACCTGATTTATTGGAGAGGTTTTTAGATACGGAGAGGTATCACAATGGCACGCGCAACAGCAAATTTCACCGTAACCGACGATGGTCGGGATAAGGGTAAAGTATTCGTTATCACTGAAATGCCAGCAAGCCGCGCTGAATCATGGGCCATGCGGGCTATTTTGGCGCTCATGGCGGGCGGTGTAGAAGTCCCTGAAGGGTTTGACCGCATGGGCATGGCCGCAATGGCTGAAATCGGCATTAAAGCAATCGCCGGTCTTAAGTGGGAAGTGGCCGAGCCGCTCCTGGCCGAAATGTGGTCTTGTGTGCAATTCATCCCCGATCCATCAAAACCGCACATTGTCCGAAATCTATTTGAAGAAGACATTGAAGAAATCGCAACCCGCATTAAAATCCGCGCCGAAGTGTGGAAGCTTCACACGGGTTTTTTGAAGGCCGTCGCCCCCTCAATCTCCGGCGACTCACGGGTAACGGCCGACACAAACAATTCGCGGAATATCTAAACATTTCGCCAATTATCGGCACGCTTCTATCAAAAAACATGGCGACACTCCACGAACTCGACACGGTTTATGGAGTGCGCGATGTTTACGATATGTTGGAAATTGTCACGGTTGACGATTACAATAGGCAACTAGCGAATCAGGAATAAATCCCATGGCCACAATTATCGATAGTCTGCTAGTTAAACTCGGTTTGGATTCATCCGAATTCAACGCGGGTAAGGCCAAAGTCGATAAAGGCTTGCAGGGCACAGGTGCGGAAGCCGAAAAAGCCGGTAATAAGCTAAAGAAATCGGGTAAAGACGGCGCGGAAGGCTTTGAAACTGTAGCCAAAAGCGCCGCCAAATTTCTGGCAATTGTCGGCGGCACGGTTGCCATAAAGCAATTCGCAACGCAGATGATTGAATCTAATGCAGCTTTGGAGCGTTTCGCCAACAATATCGGCGTAAGTACCAAAGCGCTAACGGCTTGGGGTAATGCTGCCGAAATTGCCGGGGGTTCTGCTGATGGCGTAAAAAGCGCCATGGATATGCTAGGCAAATCGCAAACGGAATTGATGCTCACGGGGCAATCAAATCTCATTCCGTATTTTTCGGCATTAGGTGTATCAATGACCGATGCTTACGGCAAAGCATTGCCCGTTAATGAACTGCTGATGAATATCGGCCAGGCGTTACTCACTAAAACCCCAGATCGTCAAACGGCCTTTAACATGGGCCGAATGATGGGGCTTGATGAAGGCACCTTAAATTTGATTTTGCGCGAACGTAAAGAGGTTGAGTTACTTCTCGCACAGCAAAAAGAGTACGCGGAAACCGTTAGCAAATTCACTCCCGAAGCCAGCAAACTGAACCGAATGTTGGTTGAAAGTAAGCAGGCGTTTACGTTGCTGGGTCTTGAATTGCTATCACGCGCCGCGCCCGCAATTGAAAAGCTACTTTCCGCGTTTACGGCCATGGGTCAATGGATGCGCGATAATAGCGAATTCGTAGAAACGTTTTTGTCCATCCTAGCGGTAGGATTGGGGGCTGTCGCCGCCTCCACTATTCCGATCAATCTTACAGTTGCCGCCGTTACCGCTTTAATCGCCGCGATGGCCTTGCTGTGGCAGGACTATC